CCTTTGCTTCAGTAGTTGCATAGTCATAGTCGGGGTGCCCCTCAGACATCTTGTGGATGGCAACGTCACGGTCACTGCAAAACTTCGCAATGGACAGCGCGTCAAACCATCGGGGTTCTGACAAGGTTTCACGGTCTTCAAAAGCCGAAAGCAACTGCCTGCATCCGTTCTCGCCGCGCAACATAATCTTGCGGTAAGAAGACGTGGTGTTCTGCATCATGGCTTTCGCCAGTTCCGTCAACTCGCGTTTGGGAACTTCAGGCTGTACTTCTTTGACTCCCAAAATCTTGCGGAAGTCGTCATACTCAACAGGCCGAGCATCACTGATAATTTCTACCAGCGTAGGTGGATTGTCTTTAAAGTTGAATGTGCCGGGGATTCTGAGCACACGGGCAACTTCAAAAACTTTCCCGTCGATGTGGAAGTTGTGGAGAACACAGAGTTCGCGTAAACGCTCTGCAACAGGTTCCCACTCCTTACGGGTAACTTCACGGGTTAAAGGCCAGTAGGCGTGGATGCCACGTCCGGAGTTGACTAGCAACGGCTTCGGAAGCCCAATCTTTTTGCAGAAAATTTGTAGTTCTTGCAGTCCGGTTGCTTGGTCAATGTATCCTTCGGGGCGTCCTGTCTTCTCGTTGATTGCGGTCTTGGTCTCTCCGCAGTCAATATCCAGCCAGAATGACTTTAGCCCTTTAACGTTTGGCTTCTTACGGTTTTGGTCTGTCGCAAACTTAGCGACTCCAAAATAAACGTTTCGCTCTTGCGCCACAAAATCTGCGGCGACTTGGTCTACTTCTTCGCGTGTTGCTACCAGTTTTTGCCTGACATCGTCTTCACCTTTTATGCCCAGCACCGCAAACCACCCATCGGGCGGCTGAACAATGCTTAAAAGGTCTTTATCATTCATGTCGAAAAAGGGGGCACTACCCCCTAGACTCCGTGTCCAAGGCGTTATAAGAAAATCAGATGAAAGATTTGAGCAAGGTCTGGACTGCACCTACTGACTGATTCAGAGGGGTGTTTGCCCCAGTGAACCAGTTGTAGACCGTCTGTCGGCTGACCCCAAGTTCGGATGCAACAAGCGAGACAGGGATATTGCGTTTGATGCAAACCCTACCCAACTTAACACCCAGCAACTTGGAGTCGGCCTCCTTGTTCAGAGCAATCAGCCGTGCGCTGTAGCCGTAACTCATCGAGTTACTCGTCTTCGCTCCACTGACTTACAACGTCAGCGAGGCTTGCCTTAGCCTTGGGCGCAGGCTCGGCTTTTTTAACTTGGCGTTTTACAGGCTCTTCGATTGCTTCGTCATCCGGCTCATCCGAACGCACGACAGCCTTCTTCGGCTCGACATCTTCAGCCTTTGCCTTGGTTTTGTTTTCCACGGCAGGTGGCTGCTTCTTGACACCATCGGCTTGCGCCACGGTAATCATGGTGTACATCTTGGTCTCGGGCTTAGATTGAGAAGCCTTGACCAGTTCGTACTCTTCGTCGTTGATGTTGCGCAACGGAGTGAACAGCAGTTCCATCGTGTCGGCGTTTGCATCAAAAGAGATGTTGGTCACCACATTGTCAGGAGACTCGCCGTTGGCGATCAAGAACTTGACATAGGACTCGAACGGATGCACGTTGCCAGTGCCCTTACCGAACAGAGATTTGGCAGGGACGTTGAACTGATACACATCACCGCTGGAATCACCTTCGACCATCACCGAGATGCGGCGCTGATAGCGACAGGCTTTACCACCGTTGTCGCCTGAACCCTTGATGTTCTGAGGGCAGTCCGCGCAGTTGTCGTGCTGCTTGTCACCAGCACTAGCCTCTGGCTTGTCACCGAGGTTAGACCAGCAGTTTGGCAGAGTGGCTTCTTTGTTCGGATCGAACTTCTCCCGATAGTAAATGCGGGAGACCTTGGGCAGTGCACCGACGATGATGACGTTGATTTCACCACGCACGGCGTTGCCGATCTGCTCACCATTGACGATGCGCTTGAACGTACCGTTGGTGTTGGTCTGGATACGACGCGAGGTCGTAGAGGTTGCCAGCGATTTGGCGAGGTCGCTTAGTTGACGGTTGCCCGAGACGGCGACGGCGTTTTGTTGTTTGAAGATGGCGAGATTGCCCATTTACTTTGCTCCTTTGAGAAATTCATAAAAAGTTTGTGCGTACTGCACGACTTGCTCAGGGGTTGCCCCCATTACTTGAATTGCGAGTTGTAGCGCAGTCACCCGCGCTTGCAACTCAAACTGCTTCTCATCCATAGTCGCTCCTTACTTGGCAGTTGGTTTACGGACTTGCACGGTGTATTTGCGTTCGTTCTGAAGTCCAGCCGGGAACTTGTCTGGGTTGTCCTCCAAGAACTGTCGCATGTTGGAATTGTGGATTCGTTGCTCCAACAGGAAAGGTGCATCGTTGTTCTGGATGAACTGATACATCGAATCCCAATCGCTCGTCCAGTACCGTGACGACACCCGGCGAGAGATTGTTCCTACTGGTGTTCTGATGCTATCCATGTTCTGCTCGTTGCAGATTTCAAGCAACTTGTTGCCGACCACATCGAACTGATCTTTCAGTTCTTGCAGTTCAGCCTTGTGCTGCTCTTCCTTTGCTTCGATGGCAGTGCGAATCTTGAGGTAGATGCCTACAAGTTCGTCAATGGTCAATTCTGTTTCGGTCATAAAGTCGCTCCTTCTTGCTTTTGAGATGCCAGTATAACACAACTTTTGACTTTGTCAAACGTCGTTTGAAATTTCTTGGCGATACAAGTCCACAATTTTTTCGTGGTTCGTTATGTTGTTCTGGAGCATGCCGTAGAGTCTGCTCTCAACTTCGCTGCCTTTGATGTGCACGATGGTCATCGCGTTCTTCTGACCCGGACGGTTGATTCGGGCGTTGGCTTGCAGGTAGGTCTCCACGCTTGTGACGGGGGCGTACCAAATAATTGTGTCTGCTGCGGTAAGCGTAAGGCCATGAGAGGCGGCCTGTGGCTGAATGATGAGCACATGGGGGTCAGTTTTTTCTTGGAAGTCTTTGACCAACTCACTGCGTTTGTTGACGCTGACTTGCCCGTTGATGACACCGCACGAGATGTTGTTCTTCTCCAGCACTTCGCGGAGCAACTCGATGGTGTGCGTAAACGGTACAAAGACCAGCACTTTGTGGGAGGCTTCTTCGATGACTTCGAGGATGACCTGTATTCGATTGGATACATCGAACTCGATGACTTCACGGTTGTCGGTGTAGACCGCACCGCCTGAGATTTGCAACAACTTGTTGATGTTGGTCGCTGCGTTGACTGCTGTGACTTCTTCGCCAGCGGCGCTGATTGTCATCTGCTTCTTGAGCATCCGGTAGTACTTCACCTGCTGCGGCGTCAAGGGCGCTTCGCGTTCAACGAATGTCAACTCGGGTAGGTCAAGGCACTGATCTTTCTCGAACCGAATGGCAGGTTGCAAGACTTTGTGCACTACTCCCTGTGCTTGGGGCTTAGGTAGCCACCGGAACTGTGACACCTTGTACATCACTTGGTCACGGAACTGACCAAAGTACTTGGGTGCGCCATCAGGGTTAACCAGTTTTGCCAGCCCGTATGCGTCTAGCGGAGACTGTGCAGCCGGAGTGCCTGTCAGCATCCAAAGCCAGTCAGCCTTGGCGACGACATCTTTGAGCACTTTCCAGCGGTTGGTCTGCGGGTTCTTGTATGCGTTGGCTTCATCAACCACGATCAAGTCAAAGCCCCCGTCGAGGATTGCTTGTTTGACGACAGCCAGCCCATCGAAGTTGATGATGACAAAGTCCGAACCTGCGTTGATAACCTTGGTGCGAGTCTTAGCATCCCCGTGAGCAACAGAACAGGAACGGTGCATGGCGAACTTGAACAAGTCCTGCTGCCATGCTGATTTCATAATAGACAGAGGGCACAGAACAAGCACACGCTTCACGCGCCCTATCTTCATCAGGTAGTCAGCCGCCCAGATGACGGATGCTGTTTTGCCCGTGCCTTGCTCGTTGAAGCAAAAGGCTTTGGGGTAGAGAGTCAAGAAAGAAGCGGTCTCTTTCTGATGGGCAAACGGAGTCAGTTTGCCAGTCCACTTGTAGTCGCGCAGGATTGGCGATGGGGCATCTTTGATACCCAACCGTGCAAGGGCTTGTGCCTCTTTCAATCCCCAGTTGACCGCGACCTCATAGACACCGTCATCTTGTGAGAGGACTGCGCTCTTTTTGATCTGCTCAGTGATCGGATGTGGCTGCTTAGTTTGTAGCAGCAGTACTTTGTTATCGACGATTTGCACTCTTTCGCTCTCTTGGACTTACTTCGGAAACGAGTTTGTTCGTTGCATCACGTTTGAACGAACGGTTTTTCGCTGCCGAAATGACTTGTAGTTTGCCTTTGTTGCTACCACCCTTGGACAGAGCCGTGGTGTGGTGCACATCTTTGCCGTCGCCTTTGGTCGCTTTGCCAGCCTGTATTGCCTTGCGGCGGGCAGCATTGCGCGTGGCGCGGTTCTTCTTTTGTTCTTCGGTACCTTGGTACTGCTCGTACTCTTTTTTATATGGTCTGGGTTTGTTAACGTATGGCATGGTCGCCTCCTATCGCTTGCGGTTATGCTCACATGATACGACGGGGCAGAACTTACATAAAGGCCCGGTGTTCGTGTTCCACACTCCTGTTTCTTGAGCAGTAGCAAGCCGGTCTAGGTCCGGCTCAAACGCTGCAAAGTAAGAGTCCCGCATCTCGGCAAAGTGCTCCTTGTGGACAAACTCATTGCTGACCACGAAAGCCAAGGCAGACTTGATCTTCTTGATCTGGGGAAAGTGCGTGAACAAGGCAGCGGCAAGGATGTCCAACTGCTTGAGGTCTGCGTACTTGGCGTTTTTGCTGGTTTTGTAATCCAAGGAGAAAGCCAGTTCGTCCTGTACCACAATCACGTCACCGATGCCCCGCCACCAAACATCCTTGTCAAAGAAACCACAAGGCTCGTAGCCAGTGTCCGTCTTCCTGACACCCAGTTTGAGTTCGCAGTGCTTCTCGCCCGGAATGTTCTTGATGACATCCACAGTGTCTTGGATGTAGCCAAACTTAGGCGGGATGGGGGTGCCTTCCTTGAGGTAGTCCTCAGCCGCTTTGTGCAACTCTTGCCCGTACAGCGTGGCTTCGCTGCCCTCGTCCTTGACATCCTTGACCACCTTTAAGTGGAAGTACTTCTTTGGACACTGCTCAAAGGTCTTGAGCGATGAGTAAGACCATGTGATATTCATTCGGTAACCTCGTTTAGTTCTTTTATCTGCTTTCGTAACTCTAACAGTTCCTCCAGCATTCTCTCCATATCGTCAGCGGCGGCGAGGTGAAACGGGCTGATCGGTACTTGACGGGCTATCGAGCGCATGCCTGTAATCCAATGCCTTGCAGCATCTTCGCTAACTTTGCGCTTGCCCATCGTTTTCTTCATGGTTTTTGCTCCGCTAGGTTTATCACTGGACGCATTTTCTTGGCTCGGCGTTCCTTGTCCACTAGGTCAATCGCGTTGTCCAAGTCCTTGACGGTGATGACCTCCAGTTGAGCGTCATGCAGTTCGCAGATGAGGTTCAAGGCGTTCATCTCGTCAGACCGAAGAATAAAGCGGTTGGTGTCTTTACCTCGCACAGCCACCGCATGCAGGGCATCAAGTCCCGCCTTTACTTCTTCTGCGTACTCCTTACCAAAACCCAAGCGGTACAGGGCTTCCACGACGTTCACCATGTTGATGAGAACGTCAATGTCATGCCGAACGGCTTTCCCCTGCGTCAAGTTTGTCAGAGCAAGATGGTTCTTGATCTTCAGGTTGATTGCATGGGAGGTGTGAGACCGCACTGGTTCCAGCCCTTCGAGAACGTATCCGATAGGATTGAGCAGCACAGGTTTTGGGCGGTACTTGCTTTTCTTTCTCATGTTTGGGTCAACTGCAAACGTCATTGCTTCACTCGGTAAAACTTCTGACTGCCGATGCGCACTGCTTCGACATTACCTGCTTGCTCTAAGTCTCGCAGAATACGAGCAACGTGGCTTTGGCTGAACATAAATCGCTTGGCAAGTGTCGATGCCAACACAGGGGTCTTGTGTTCGACCAAGTACTTCCAGACTTTCTCATCAGCGTTTTCCACATTGCTCCTTTCCTGCATTCACATACCCAGTCATGTAGCCAGCGTTGTAACCAGCCATGTAGGCTTCA